CTGGCAGACGTGTGTTACTCCCGGCCCGTGGTCCGGCGTCTCGCGGTTCGGTGTCGCTTGTCGCGGTTCTGCGTGAACTGGTGGGCGAGGCGGGAATCGAACCCACAACCACCAGCTTAGAAGGCTGATGCTCTATCTGTTGTCGGCTGGTGCCCTCTACCAAATGCAGGTGACCTTCGATGCTTGGTGCTTGTTTACGGTTGCTTTTGAAGCCGCAGACATAATGGAGCGCGCGCGGCCTGTTGTCAAGACTTTTTTCTGTGCATGTGCAAAAAATCTGCGAGGGCTTGTTGAATAGCAGCGCCGCGGGCAATGGAACCATTGCGCGTACACCATTCGTCGAGATCCGCAAGCTGGGTTGGATGAATCCGAAAGGTTAGGCTCCGCTTGTGCAGGACGGTGCGCGGCCTGCCTGCCGTGCTACTCCGCGCCGCTGATGGCTTCTGCTTCATGGCAATCACAGTACTACTGTACCCAAAGAAACGCAAGCGAATTCTTGTATGGGTATATATTTGTCTTGCAAAAATGTACCAAATTGGTAAAATCTACCCTGATCTATCTTCTATGAAAATCGGCGGTGACCGCCATCACATCATCTTTGCTTTGGAGGATTATGCTTTTAGTACCCAGGGACATCGTTCAATTGGCCGTAGCCGAGTTACCCGGCGTTCGGTCCGCATCTCAGGCTATGGCAGCGATCACCCTGGATAATCCGCAATCCGCGTCCTGTGCCAAAGACGAAGGCCTGGACTTTGCCGAACAGCATACCCTGGACCATATCGACTGCCCGGCCTGCATGGCGGCCAACGATGCACTGCAGGCGCGCAACCGCCATGTCGGCTCCATGCGCTTTGCGTTGGCGGCGGCGTGGTGGCGTCAATTGCGCCATCAGGGGCAGATAAAGCCTCGAACCCATGAGACCACTGAGGGCTATCTCAATGCCCTTGGGCGCTTTTTTGATGCGCTGCGGCTTTGCGAGATCACGCCTGGGCATCTGCGTGGCTATCAGATTGCCAGGGCGCAAAACCGCGTACTCTCCGGGGGGCGGGAGTTGATGCCTTGGAGCCGCCCGGCCTGCGCATCCACCATCAACCATGAGATCAGCGTGTTGGCCCAGATGTTGCGCCACTGCCGGCTTTGGCACCGCATCCAGCCATTCTATTTCCCACTACCAGTTCAGAGCTGGAGCCCGCGCGAGATATTGAGTGAGAAGGACGAGGAGTCGCTGTTTGTGCGCGCCAGCGCGCATCCCGCCGCGCGGCTGGCATACTGGGTGGCCTGCATCACCAACAACACTACTGCGGCCGGCGGCGAGCTGCGCGGGCTGCGTATGAAGCATGTGTTTTTGCGCAGCGGCGCCATCAGCGAGATATATGTGCCGGAGGATGCCGTGAAGAACAGTAGCCGCCCGCGAAAGATTGCGCTGAATCCGACGGCCGAATGGGCGGTGGAGCAGTGTTATAAACGGGCGCTGCACTGCGGCAGTTACGATCCCAACCACTACCTATTTCCCTTTCGCATCAAACGCGGCCAGTGGGACCCGGAGCGTCCGGCATCGCGCTTCTTCCTGCGCAAGAGTTGGGAGGCCCTGCGCGCGGCTACGGGCTTCACGCGCCTATGCCCGCACGATCTGCGGCACAACTGCATCACGCGGATGCTGGAGACCGGCGTGGAGCCGGAGACGGTGCGCGCGATCGCGGGCCATGTGACGGCAAAGATGATGGAGTATTATGCCCACCACCGAACCCGTGTGAAATACGAGGCGGTGATGGCTATCGAGCCAAGGCGGCCGCTCGGGCCGTCCGGCGATCATCGCGCTCCAACACATCCATCATTCGTCGCGTAGGCGGTCGGAACGCTATCACACGCCCCGACGTCGCCGGTGTTCGGGGGGGGGGCTCCGGCTCAAGCCGCGCAATCTCGCGGTCAATGAAGAAGCGGGCCTTTTTCAGATCTTTTACGCCACCCTTCATTGCATGGCGCCAGATGTATTTGATGACGTTGCCCAGGCAGAAGTTCATGTGTTCGGTGATCTGAATGCACTCAATGCCGCTGGGATGCTGGGTATAGTGGGCTGGCCGGTTCACCGGGTCCTCCTGCATTTCGTTCTCCTACGTTCTTTTCTTGATAAAACCATGGATGCGGCCCACAAGGTAATCCAGATGGTAGGCAAAGATTTCGTCGCCACTGCGGATTCCCATCACCTTGAACATCGCGCGGACGGCGTGCGAGGCCTCATGCGCCATGTCTGCCTCGCTAGCTTTGGGGCCGAGCACGATCCAGCCTCGCTTTGGCTTTGCCGGATCGGAGATGTGCGCCGCCTGAGCGTCCGAGAGGTCAACCCTGAGCACGCGGCCGGTGGCCTGGATGTTGCGCGCCAGGATGACGCGGACACTGTAGCCGTTGAATACCGGGAACACCACGGTTGTGCGCCGATTCATTAGAATCTCCGCTCATAATAGGCACGGTCGAAGAAGGGGAAGAACTCGCAGAAGAAGCGGGTGACGGCCCCGCGCGCGTCCTGTTTGATCTTGATCTCGACAAAACCAACATGCGCCTGCAGCCGCTTTTTGCGCATAAATAGCGTCTGATCGCAGGTACACCCGCACTGCACGGTATGCACCTCGCGCGGATACCCGTGGTTGAACTTGTGGTAATGGCCCACCAGCTCAACATGCGGCTTCTCGCCGCCCTGGTAGCTCTCCACGCGCTTCTGGTCGGTGTAGCTGATGGCATAGGCGCTGCCGCCGCCGGGATGCACCACGCGCATCACGGACGTGCCGGAGCCGTGGCGCAGGGCCACGTCGCATTCGGCGTAACCCAGATATTTCAGATCCCGCCGCCCCTGCTGCTCGGCGCGCAGTTGCAGGTAGCGGCCAATCTCAATGCCCTCGCGCTGCGCATACCATCCCTCGTGGTCGTCGCCCGCGACGTAGTGTGTGGTGATACCGGGCCGCACGGGCCATTTGTCGATCAGGTAGTCGAGCTGGTGGTCCATGCCCGGCGCGGTCAGCAGCTCCGTCTTGTTGAACTTCGCCTCGCCATCGATCCAGTTGCCGCAGTTGAAGACGGTGGTGATGCCCTGGCGCGCGAAGTGGTCATAGGCTGCATCCAGCACGTCCAGGCGCGAGTGCCGGTTGCAGAGATGGTTGTCTGTGGTGATGCCGAAGTGGTGGGTCCATTCGCCGGCGATGCCGCGGACTTCATGCCTGCCGGGGGAAAGCATGGCGGAGCTGGCCATATCGTAGCTGCCGCCCGGCAGTTCCACGATCAGGCTGCCGCGCGCGACCATGGCGTCGACGGCGTGGCGCACATCGCGGGCCTTGACGCCGTGCATCTCCGCGAGCTCGCTGGCACTGGCCGGGCCGGCGCGCAGCGCTTTGCGGATGGCATCTTCGAGGTGTTCCGGGGTTCGCGGAGTTCTCTCCCTGAAATTTCCAGATTTTACTTTTGTGACCGTGCCGGAGCCCACGCCCAGCTTTACGGCAATCTGATCCCTGGTCAATTTCCCGGCCTTGAGTTCGGCCACAATGGCTTTTCGCTTTGCTTCCGACAGCGGCGGTTGCGGCATGGTTAGCGTCCCGTGATGCCGTGCATGATCCCGTGAATGTAGTAGACAAAGGCGGCACAACTGACAACGCCACCCAGAAAGGCGGATATACCAACACCGCCCCATTTGAACTTTTCCAGGCTGGTAATTCTTTGGCCGTGCCGCTTCACTGTGTCCTCGATGCGTGGGAGTCGCCCCTGCTCATCCTCCAGCTCGTCATCGCCCATCAGTTTCGTCTTGAAGACGCGAAAGTCCGAGTGGAACTGCCGCAACTCTTCGACGAGGCTTGCAATCGACGTTGATTCGTGCGGCGATGTTTCGTGCTGGGCCATGGAGCATATCTCCTGCATTCAATATCGCGCAGGCAACGAAAGCCCCGCCAATGCGAGGCTCCGTTGCGGGTTGCCGGGTTTTACAGGGTCTTGGCGACGGCAGCAATGGCTGGATATCCGGCGACGATGGCCTCGACTGTATCGATGACGCTCACATCGAGCCCGGCATCGGCCAGCTTGGCTTTCACCGCGGCTCCGCCGGCATTCAGTACGGCGGATACCTCGCCGAGCAGCGCATAGCCAGCCTGCTCAATGGTGACCGCCAGCGGCCCGTAGACTGGAACCTTGGCCGATACGGCCTCCACGGCGGGCGCCGTGGCTTCCACCTTCGGGATCTCGGCGACGATGGCTTTGTAGGCTTTGGCAAAGAAGTGACCGACACTCTTCAGGGTAATCATATTGCTCCTTATTTTGGGGCGCCCGGGTCCGCCGGGGGGCTATTTGGGTTGGGGATGCTGGTATGAAATGCGACCAGTGCAGCCGTCCATGCCGCCACGCCGATCTTGGTTAGCTCCGCGTCGCCGGTATAGTGTCCAGCCACGACGCAGGCCACGCCGAGAAAAGCGAGAAAATAAGCGTTGATGTTGCGGGCGAGTTCGGCTTTCATGGGGCACTCCGTTCCCTTTTGTTATGCGCCCCACGCCGGATTGCGCGCAATTAGCGGATGAAATCATAGAGCAACACGCCGGCCTTCAGCGCCACGGTATATGTCTTCTGCCACCAATGCTGCGGCGGCGGATGGGTGAATTTGTCGGCCTCAAGCTGCGCATCTCCGGTGATGGCCTCGATGTGCCGGGTGGTGGCGGGAATGTTGGGGTCCGAGAGCAGGGCGTGGAAGTCCGCCAGATCCGTGTTGCTCTCGGCCAGCAACGCGTCCAGGCGCGGCTGCTCGGCGGCGATGGCTCCAGTGGCCGTCTGCACAGTGGCCGTGAGCGCCTGGGCCGTGCCGGTGAGCGCGTTGGTGGTGCCCTGCGCCGCGGTCAACTCACCATGCAGATCCGCCGCCGCGGTCTGCAGGTTGTCCAATATCCGGTCGGTGCGGTCGGTAAGCCCGGGCAAGGTCTGTTCGAAGTACTTCCGCTCGTCCAATGTGGCGCGGTTTATCTCCGAGACGGTCATCCGCGAATCGTCGATCAGCTTTCCGGTCCGCAGCGCTGCCGCGTCCGCGTGCCCGAGCACGGCGCCAGCCTGCGCCGCCAGCATTGCCGCCTGCTGGCGCGCCGCAATCAGGTCGCCATGCACCGGCCAAAGAGCCCAGATGAGAAAGGCACCCACTACAGGCACGGTAGCCAGTGCAAGGGCTTTCAGAATGGAGTGGATTCGATTCATCTTTTCTCCTACGGAGCGAAGAGCGGCCGGCCGTTCGTTGGCGGGTCGCTGAGGGCGTTCAGGAACCAGTTATAAATCAGGGGCATCCCAACATTTGCCCACTGCGTAAACGGAACAAAGTACTGATTGCTGCATGTCGCGGAGGAGAAAGAATAGGTGCTTCCGCTCACCGTCCCGGTGCCGCAGACGGTCAAGGGATAGGCAGTCAGCGTGACGCCTGTACCCGTCGGGCTGGTCAGCACAAGGGTGGGGGCCGAGGTACAACCCGAACCCATGCCCACAACCATGCTATCCGTGGATTCCAGGGGTTGCGATGCTCCCCACGATGTTTCAATTCCGT